CTTAGCATAACGTTCAAGTTGATCCTTACCTGCGGCTGTATCTAAGTCAACCATGATATGCGGTAATAGTTCAACGTTAGGCATAGTGTCAACTACATGACGAATGTGTTCAAGTATAGTAATACGTTTGCGTAGTTGAGCATTCCAATGTCCTTCACGGAAATCACTTAGTGGAATAATATCAAAGATATTGAACACACTATCATCCGCCTGCACATCAGTTTTACGGCGTGCTTGTCGCATCAGTTCTTGAAATGTATTACCGATTACTTCACCGTCTAACACAAATCCGTTAATCAATGCATTCTGATGACCTCTGGCAATCTTAACAAAGTTATCACTAACCTGTTGTTCAATATGTGTAAAGTTGTCAAACACTTTGCCGTTACGACTGTAACAAACTGTAGTTACACCTTCACTTGCTCCGGGTATTACAAATAACAATACACGAACACCATCTAACTTAGGCTCTAAACGTTTAGTGCCCTTCATCTCAGGACGACCCTCGCTATTAGTTGCTAGTTGACAACCGAATACAGGAATCTCGTATTCTGTTTTCTTACAGATTTTATTGATTGTCTTTTCGCTAACACCTGCACGTAAATCTCTACGAATAACAGGAGCACAGAATGTATTCCATTCTTCACTGTCAAATCGTTCGCTCATTCTATCAATAGCTTCTAATGCGGCATTGCCTGTCAAATCACGTTGTGACAACATAGTTAGTAATGTATTAAAATTACTCCAAGGATTTTCTGCATCAACAATACCTACTGTATCAGGAACTTTTCTTACACCAAATGTCACATAAGGATTGTAACAAGCTTTTGTCAAACCTAGAAAAATCTGAGCATTAGTGCTACCTAGGACACTTGCCTCAAGCGCCTGTAAAATGATATCTTCTTTATGAAGGCGGCTATCTGATTCGTTTAATTTATTAATCCAACTTGCTGACATAATTTATCCTGAGAATGGCCACGCTGTTGTTGCTACAAAAGGTGGACGGGGTTTAAGTTCTACTGTTTCAATACTCTCATTATACACGTCCTCGTCAATTTTGTCAACTACAAACGGACCCAAAATAGTAATAGTATCTTCTTCAACTTCCCAATTATGTTCACCATCATATAACCAACCTGCACCACCGTCTGCCCAAAGTTCTTCAATTTCTTCTTTTTCTTCATCGGTGAAACTGTCATCAAACTCAAAATCTACAGCACAAAGGTCCTCAAGTTCACAACCCCAACCAATCGTAGGATCAACACAATGATATCTATCATCACTAAAGGGTAACTCAGATTCATCTTCAACAAACCCTTGACCCCAGCGATATAGTTCTGTGACACTCCAACCACGGATATTACCTTCTGAATCTTTACTGTAAACATCGTAGAATGCTTCAACAGATTTTTTGTCAGAGGGTTTGATACGATATAAGATAGCCATTATTTTGCCTTACGTTTATTACATTCTTCGGTTACTTCGTCGGGAACTTGTTCGTATGTATCTAGTTTGGAACATTGATATTCTATGACAACATAATCAGGATCGTCTGTACCTTCTCGTACAAACCAAACCATTCCTACGACTACCAGTATTGTTATAATTGTTGTTTTAATAGTGTCCATGATGTTACCCCTTACGGGGTATTTAGTTACCAGCTACTGTTATAAAATACTTTTAGTCCTAAGAACACTTCTGCCTTAGCGTTGTTTACAAACTCAAGGTCTTGTTCATAGTAATGATTATCAGAAGGCTTGCCAAAAAAGAAACCTTCTGTATCCGGAAGTTGACCGTGACGAATAGCTCGTTCAAGGTTATCCAAATCATCCCATGTTAGTTCAAGTTCAATGCCGTTGAATATAGGCCAACCAACACTTTGCCTTGGACGACCTTTACTAACCCAAAGTTGTTCCATCCAACCATGCAAGTTAGGATGCTTACGCCAATAAGCAATTTCGTGTGGCTTAGTAACTGTTTTACTTTCAAAATCATTTGTTGTTCCATCAAACTCTGCGGTTTCGTAGAATTCATTGTATTGCCCTCTTTTTTTAGCAACATACGCATACATATCTAGTCCCATAATATCCTCCACCTTTTTACGTTTATATTTCACTTAGCCTGTTCAACAGTTACCTGTTTAACTTTCTCTACACCACTGTCGGCTATTTTAGCAATACCACTAAAGCCGACAGTTGATACCACAATACCAAGAACAAAACCTATTAATAAATTTGTCATTTTAAATCTCCGGAAATTTGAATACTTGCCAATCTTCTTTGTGTTCTGTTTCTAAAACAGTTGCCGCATCAGTGTAACCATGATTGACTAATGTTTGAGTACAAGACTCAATAATCAAACTAGCAAACTTATCAGGATCAAAGTCATGTGCATAGGTAAAAATATTACCCTCCTCATCAATTTCAATATAACCACCTGCTTGTTTAAAAAGAATTTGAATATCTTTATTCATCACTCATCTCCTCAACTCCAAAATGTATTAATAAATCTCTACCTAACAACGGACCATGTTCCCATACACTACGGGCATAACGGTCACACTCACGTACAATCAGTTCAGCAAACTTTTCACTATCAAACCGATCTACCATGTAACTGTCAAAAGCATTTGTACCACGTACTTCACGCACGATACATTGTGCCTTTAACTTTGTTATCAATTCTGTATTCACGCAATTACCTTTACACGATTAAGTTGGGTACTGTTATCTCTATGTGCTTTAACAGTACCTTGAATATCAAGTACCTTACCAATGTCCAATGCTTCTTTATAAGCAAAGAACACTACTTGGTCATCAGTAGTAATACCAGTAATATAGTTTGTATTCCATTTCATTGAAAATACTGATTTCAATACTTCAATAGAAGCATTTACCTTGTCATTAGCCTTACCAATAAAACCACCTGTAGCAAAGTTAATACGTTGATCTGCCGATTGACGTACAACACCACGCTCGTAGCATGAAGGCAAACTAGCAATAACTGCTACATCATAGTTACCAGTGATAACATCACGATTAGCAATAAGCATTGCGTTGTTGTCAAAATCACTTAGTTGTTTACCTTGAAGGATCTTGAATGTATATGCTTGATAAAAAGCACGAACCTTTACACCTTGTTCACGATCCTCGTCGGTGATACCTGATAGGTCTGTCAACAATTGTTCAACAATCATACGATTGGATAGTTTTGTTGTAGCAGGATCTGATTCTGAAACCATGCTCAACTTGATATAACTACCATTGATACGTTGAGCCGCACATGCCGCACCCCACACATCATCGGCGTTATAATTTACTGTAACCTTTTGTGTTCTAGTTTTAGCACGATACGGAGTAGAATCATCAGCATGACCCATACGTTGAATTTGACGACTAGTCATATTTGATACGTTAGCAAATCCGTGCATTATCTTCTCCTTAAATTTCAGTTTCGTATTCGTAAAACTTAACTGACGGGTCCAACTTTTTCAATTGTTTAGCGGCAGTCATCAATTCTTTGTAGCGACGGTTAACTTCTGCACGGGGCAACTCACCATCACATGTAAGGTTCTCTGGGCTAAGTGCGGAGTCAATCATATCTGCAACACGTTGACGACCTTTGGCAGTTTTAATTTCATACTGCTCACCTTTGAAAAAACTGTTCCAGTGATTCTTCTGGTCAATGAATGTTTGAAGTGCTTTCATGTTTAGTCCTTTAGTTAACTGTTTAAGATTCTATTATATACCCAAATTGATTTATTGTCAAATTTAGGAGCCTGTAGTTACAAATAAGATTTCAGGGTCAATTGAGCTTTGTTTGAAAGACTCAATAAAAATGTGATGGTTGTCACCACTGTTACTGATAAGAGTATCAGCCGCAATATACAATGACTTCCAAGTATTGCCTTCAATAGCAACCTCATGATCACCGGATCCATAAGCCTGATAGATAACTTTTGTGACACCTTTGAAAGGATGAGTTTCGTGCAAGGCGTCAACCTCGTAGATTGACCAAACGGCATTCAAACCCAACTCGTCACGTGCTTTATCAAAATAAGCAAATTTAACATCAAATTCTTGGTCTGTCATTTTATGTCCTTTATCTAACTGTCTAAGATTCTATTATATACCCAAAATCATTTATTGTCAAATTTAAGCGGCCAATAGTTGTTGCGTTTTAGCAACATTATCTTGGACCAATTGCTCAAATCCTGCTTTAGTAACTGGGTAGCCCTGTGCTTTGAGCATCTTTTTGATGTGAGGTTGAATAAAACCCTTTGAACAAACGATTTCTAGGGGTGCCTCACCCTTTTCTAAGCGGGTAAAGTATTCCTCAACTGTAAAGTTCTTTGTAAGGAATGTAAGAAAACTTGCTTTAGTACCACGGACATACTTGAAGCGGGCTACAAACTTTGTAGTGCCGTCAACTGGGTTTGTGTAGTCAACATACTCTGTACCGTAGAAGTTGCCTTTGATGAATTTAGTCATTTCGTTTCCTTTATCTAACTGTCTAAGATTCTATTGTAGCAGAAAGCCCATTTATTGTCAAATTTTGGGTATAAAAAAGCCCCGTTTCCGGGGTATTTTTTGAATACTAACGTACTACAGTTTTATCGGAGGCATTACCACCTCCAAATTTGCTTTCCCAATCTTTGTCCATTACTACATTATATCCCTTCACATTTGCCATCCAACTAATTAAATCTCGTTCCATTTTTCCTACCCTACCCACATTGCTTGGAACTTTAACTGTGTTGTTGGGTAATAGAATTCTGGATTTAGCATGATGACCTACAACGTTATTAAAATTTATATCTTTATGCCAAACAGGATCTAAGTATTCCATGCCAAATCTAGTTGCTACATTTAGTGGTGCAAATTTATAACCACACGATGCCAATGCCGGTCTAAGTAATCCAGTAAGTTGTACATCTTCATTCCAATTATGAATCCAGGGTTTAGCTTTCTTCATTGTGTCATTTTTTAACATGATTGGATCAGGACTAGTATGTGTAATTCCTAGAACGTTACATGCTTCTAAAAATCTTTTACTTCTTAATGAGAATCCACCATTTTGTACAACCAATGTATTGGGTTTATCAAGCCAATGAAATTGTAAAAACAAATGTTCAATAGTAGAAGCATCATCGGTAAATTGAAACCCACAGTGTGTAGGTGGACCAATGTAATCATATTCATAGAATTCTTCGGTAAATTTATCACCGTTAAGCACCCAACCATCATCTTGTACTACTAAACAGTAATCTGTTTTAATAAATGCATATAGTGAATGCATCATAAAAACAGTATATTGTTTGTAATTTAAAAAGTAGATGTGCTTCCATTCTATTTCATCTGGAAGATTTTCTGGTTTTTCTATTGATAAAAGTAACCCTTTACTGCCGGGTAATTCTTGCATACTTTTCATAATAGAAGGTATGGCAACAGAACCATTATTGTGACCAACTACGGACACAATGGTCAATTGATCATGTATCATTATTTTTTGCTAGAAGCCTGATTAACAAAGCCGTACATTTTTTCAGCAGTTTCAAGGATCTTATCTAGACCCGGAAACTCTGGCATGTTTACTTTGTTAACAATTTGTCCGGTTTTTTCATCACGCTCGGCACTGACTTCCCAGCCCATATATTTAGCATGATACTCTTGACCTACTAGGTCTTTAGCCATTGATAGAATATCGGTACGAATTTCGTAGCCGTTTTTGTTGAATTTAACTTCTGGTAATTTTGGTGTATAGTCTGACATTTTGTTTCCTTACTGTGTAAATGTTCAGATAGTATATATTACTTTTTTAGGCGGTGCAAATCTTTCGGGGAAATTTAGTCGTTCCCATTCTTCATCTGACACCGGCCACCAAGTTGTGATACCCAACGTCATTTCATTTTACTTGCTTTGTAGTCTTTGATAGACTGAATTGCCTCTAAGAGGCTGTTGAATAGTTGTTTAAGTGTGTTCATAGAAATCTCCAATCTGATTGTTTGCGATGGAACTCGTAGGTCAATCGCTCAATGTCGCCTGCATCTTTTGGATTTCGACCAACAATATATTTTTCTAACTCTGTTCCGTAGGTATCTGTAGAGAAACCTAGGAACACTAATAGCATTCCTAGAAATTTCTTCATATTACTTAGCCTTTGTAGATTTTGCAGTTTTTGCAATATTGAAAGCAGGAACCATTGATTTGAATTGGTCACCCATTTCTGTGTAGAAATCTTTGCTTGTAAAAATCATACCCAAAGCCATCATAGATTGCATTCCTGCATCTGCGGCTGCTTTTGTGTATTTTGATTGTGCATCAACGAATGTATTCATTGCTGTTTTGATGCCTTCGTGTTGAACTGTTTGTTCTACGAATTTCTTTTTAAAGTCTGAAACGCCGTCAATAAAGGCGTAAGTT